AAGCTGAAGGAAATGATACTGGGTTACAATTACGGACCTACTGAACTGAAAGGATTTCAATCTTAAATCCAATGAAATACTGGGCTGACTTTAATAGGCTGACAAAGAGATATGAGGCAATATATGCCGTCAAGATTAATAAGGCCTTAAAGGACCAGATAGAGGCTTACATAAAAACGGGAGACATCAACAGCATCAGCGGTGATAATATCTCAGACATTTTACTGGATATGTATAAGGATGTAGGCGTGGAGTGGGCCTTTCAATCAGGTAAATTCATAAGGGTAAAGAAGGCACGGAGGCCGCTCGGATTTACTGAGAGGCTTGTAAGGCTATTGCAGGCCCAGTATGGTCCAGATATATTAAATATGAGTTCTAACATAGAGCAGACCACAAAGGACCAGGTGAGGGCCACATTGATGATGGCGGCTGATAAGGGTTGGAGCATTGACGAAATAACGAGGCAGCTGAGGAGAACAGAGCTGACCACATCAAGGGCGAGGCTGATATCGAGGACTGAGGTAATAGGTGCCGCCAATGCTGGGGCCATGGTCAATGCTCAGGATTTGGGTGCTACTACAAAGATATGGATCAGCACAATAGATGCAAGGACCAGAGATGACCACAAGACATTAGACGGCCAGCGCAGGGCTTTCAATGAGCCGTTCACGGTAGTGGATAAGGAAGGAATTACGAGGTCAATGATGCAGCCGGGCGACAAGAATGGCGGACCGGCTCAGGTATGCAACTGTCGCTGCGCTGTGGGATTTGAATAAAATAAAAAGGGATGTTTTTTTTTAATAGAATTAAATTTGCATAGGATGTTTAAGTCATACAAATCTAAGGTTAAGGATGTGGACCAAAAAGGTATAGTAGTAGTAGCTGCTAATGCCTTCGGAAATGTGGATAGTTGGGGTGACATATCCATGCAGGGGTCATTCTCCAAGACAATTAACGAGAACTTTGACCGCCTAAAATGGTTCCTTAACCACGACACCACGAAGCTCCTCGGCGTACCCGTCACCGCCCGTGAAACAGTATCTCACCTTGAAATAACCGGACAACTCAATATGAACAAAGAAATGAGCCGGGACATTTACGAGGACTATAAGCTATACGCTGAATATGGTAAAAGCCTGGAGCATTCAATCGGTGTCGATGCGGTGAAGTGGGACACAAAAGACAATATCCGCAAGGTCACGGAATGGAAGCTCTGGGAGTTTTCCACATTGACCAACTGGGGAGCCAACCCTAATACGCCCATGATTGAAATCAAAAGCGACATCACAGACCAGATAAACTTTTTGGAGCTGTCGATGAGAAAAGGCAACTACACTGACGAGAAATTTCTCCAAATAGAAAAGACCATTTCGCAATTAAAATCACTCATAACGGAGCCGACCGATGTCACTCCAGCTATTGAGCCGGTGGATTGGAAAGGGTTGTCAAACCAATTTATCAAATCATTAAAAAAGTAAAGCCGTGGAAATAACAAAAGACGGAATCCTGGGTGAGCTGAATAATATAAAGGCTGCTCTGGAATCAAACCTGAATGAGAAGGCTGAAGCTCAAAGCAAGAACCTGGACGAGAAACTCGCCGAGGTAAACAAGAGTATCGAAGCCGTTAAAAATGCAAAGCCTGAAGTCACTTCAGAAGACCTGAAAGCCGTAAAAGAGAATCTTGATGTAACCATCAAGGCTCTGGATGTAGTTCAGTCCCGTATGAAGTCCGAGACCTTCAAATCAAAGGCCGTTGCCTCATCTCTGAAAAGCCAAATCAGCGAAGTAATGGAAGATAATAAAACTTCTATTTCCGCTGTAAGCAAAGAGAAAAGCGTTAAGATGACCATCAAAGCCGCAGGTGATATCACCACTGCAAATATCGATGGATCTATTCCTAATACATACCGTCCTGACATCGTTCCGATGCCTTATGAGATGGTCCATGTTCGCAACATCTTCCCTGTAACTCCTTCTGACACCGATTCATATCACTTCTATCGTCATGCTGGCGGTGAGGGTGCCGTAGCTTTCCAGACCAATGAAGGTACTGCCAAGGCTCAGCTTGATGCCGATCTGGTTGAAGATACAGTGAACCTGAACTACCTCGCTGGTTTCGTTCGGGTATCTCGTAAGATGCTCAAGAACTTCTCTGCCCTTAGGACTCACATCAGCCGCTGGCTGCCCGAAGAGTACTACAAGGCTGAAGATGCTCAAGCAGCTACTGCTCTGGCAACTGCCACAGGTACTCCGAATACATCAGGAACTAACCTGATTGAGAGGATCATGCTGACTGTCGGATCTCAAAAGCAAGCCAACTACAATGTAAACATGATTGTTGTTGATGGCAACTCATGGGCTAACATCCTTTTGACCAAGTCAGGAACATCTGAAGAGTACACAATGCCCGGCGGGTCCGTAGTGGTTAGCCCTGCTGGTCAGGTGCTGATCTGCGGTATTCCTGTTTATACTGCCTCATGGGTAGGTGCGGATAAGGCTCTGGTAGGTGATTCTCGTTATTTCGAAATCATCCAGTCAGAGGGTCTGTCCCTTCAGTTCTTCGATCAGGATGCCGACAATGTAACCAAGAATAAGGTTACAGCAAGGATAGAGGCTTCAGTCGGTTTTGCGCTGATTGATCCCGCTGCCTTCGCATTTGTTGATGCTCCTTAATGGGAATAATTTCTAACTATAGGCCCTGTCCTTTCGAGGGCAGGGCTTTTTAACACTATGCCATGGACTATTACAAAAATGCAGACAAATTATCTTCCTACTCCTGCCTGAGTTATAATCAGGTCACTGATGTACAGCGTGCAGCCGTGGTGACGGAGCCGGTGCAGCTTAGTGAAATGAAGGAATATGCCAAGGTTGAGAACAGCCTGGATGATGGTCTTTTGACTGCGCTGATAAGCTCAGCCCGTGAGATATGCGAGAAGTACACCGGTGTCAGCATGGTACAAAGGGAGATAACGGCATGGTTTAATAATGGCAATGGCGGGATATACTTACCCTATGGTCCCGTGGGAACTATTACCGGGGTTTATGATATAGATGGGAATGAGGTGGAATATGAGGTTAAGGGTACAGAATGGAAGCAGATTTTAAGCCCCATAATGAGCTTAAAAGCGGTTTATCAGGGAGGTGCTGCTACCTGCCCGGAGGTGTTTAAGACAGCCATCAAGGCGCAGGTCTTATTCATGTATGAGAACAGGGGAGATAGTACCGAATTTATGAGTCCGATAGCTCAGATGATATTAAATCCATTTAAGCGGATATAAATGTATAAACAGGAATATAATATAGGGGACCTCACAGACAGGATTATAATAGAAAACTGGACATATACACAGGATGCCGGCGGTGGGAATATCAAGACCCTCGATAATGCCTTTTATATATGGGCTATGGTGGACCAGTCACATGGTACCCTCAGCCCCAATTACGGCAAATTCAATTATATATATTCAGCCAAGATAATAACCCGGTACAATTCGCTGATAGCTTCAACGAGTACAATCGTTTACGGGAATGCCAGATACCTGGTTAAGAGCGTGATTGATGATGGCAGGTTTTGCGAGATACTGGTTGAGGTAGGCGAGACACAGCTGGCAAGTGGGTCTGAGGTGCCACCTACGGCGCAGACATATCTTTATAACTACACGGCCACAGGCGGAGAGGATTCATTCTCTGACCTAAGCCTGATAAATAAAAATGTCTTTGGGGTGTTCAAGGATGGGGTGGCCAAGGTCATCATCACCAGCGGGACCCCGGAAGAGGATGAGGTGTTATATGATGCCTCCACGGGGGGCTTTACTTTTGGGTTGCCTTTTTATCAGGGTGAAAAAGTGATAATACAATACTTATGAAAACCTATATAGGCATAGGCGGGGAGGATGACTTCACGGATTCCGACCTGATAAACAGAAATGTCTTTGGGGTATATAAGAATGGGGTAATGCAGAAGATCATCCCTAATGGGAACCCGGAGGAGGATGAGGTTTACTTTGATCCTTATACTGGTTATATGAGGTTTGGGACTTCATTCTATGCTGGGGAAAAAGCAATAATTCAATATGCATGATTAATATAAAATTAGAAGGGTTAAAAGCGGCCATTAAAACCGTGGAACCTGAGCGATTAAAGGGTATTTGCAAGAAGGCTCTGAGTGCCTATGCTTTGAAGGTAGATAGCGATGCAAAATTAAGATGCCCTGTTGATTTGGGACAACTCAGATCATCTATTAATCCTGTAACGGATAACCTTGATAATTTGGAGGTTTCGTTTGTGGCGGGTGTTGATTATGCTGCTTATGTTGAGTTCGGTACCGGGCCTTATGCTGCCAAATATGTGCCGAGCTTGGATCCTGAATGGCAGAAAATAGCCAAAAAATATTATATTAATGGCGAGGGCAGGATGCCTGCTCAGCCTTTTTTATATCCTGCGGTAATAAATAATTTACCTTTAATCAACAAAAAACTGGAGGAGCTATTATGATAGACCTTAACTACTCATTACGGGTGGCTTACTATACAGCCCTTCAGGCGGCAGGGGTGCCGGTATATTACCAGAATCTGCCTCCTAATCTTAACCCTGACAACTATATCCTGTTCCGGTCCATCAATAATTCGGATGCCTCTACCAAAGGGACATCCGACACATCCACCACGATAACGGTGGAGATACATACCAAGACTGACCAGGTGAACAGGGGCCTGAGTGCCGATACGATTGCCAATGATGTGCTGGATGCCATCTACCCTAATAAGACCGATAATCTGGCCATTACGGGAGGACAGATTTTGTCCACTGAGCTGGTTACGGATGTGGTTCAGGACTTTCAGCTGAATGCTAATGAGGCATATATTTCAAGGTACTTGACATTTAAACATATTATTTATCAATCATCAGATATTTCTTAATTTTAACCCAAAATAAAATAAAATGGCACAACACAAGATTTCGGGCAATGATGTCCTTCTTTTCATAGGTGATGACGGTGTGACTTATGACACTGTTATATGCCTCACTTCCAACGGAGTAACCCGTGCAATCAACAGCATTGATGCGGCTACCAAATGCGGACCGGATACCCTTCCCGGTAACATATCTAACGGCGTAAGCTTCGAGGGTCAGGTAATGCTGGACCCGGATGGTGGCTATGCTGGTATTGATATACTGGATGACTACTGGAGGAACAAGACTACTATCTATTGGAAGATAGGACCCGTTAGTCCTGTAACCGGTGATATCACTTATTCAGGCACTGGTTTCATTAGCCAGCTTGATGAGACAGCAGCCCAGGATTCGCCGACCACATTCAGCGGAGCTATTTCCGTGTACGGCACTATGGCTAAAACTGTTACAGCGTAATGAGCTACATACAACTAACAATCGGCGGCAAACTCAGAGGCTTAAAGTATAACAATGGGGCAGTAATGACCATGAGCAAACATATGGACTATAATGATATGGAGTCCACTTATGGTTATGCTTTGATTTATTCGGGTCTGTGGGCGAACTGCTATGTCAAGCGTGAGGAGCCTGATTTCAACTTCGAGCAGGTATGCGAGTGGGTGGATCAGATGAGTTTTGATGACTTGATGAAGGCGAAGGAGTGCTTTGAAAACACCCAGACATATCGGACGCTTTTGGAGGTGGGAGCTAATGCAGAGGAGCAGACAAAAAAAAAGCAGAAGAGTACTGGGAAGAGTGCCACAAAATAGCTCTGGGTCACATTGGGTGGACAGAGAGGGACCTTTATGAAAGTAGCCCTGAGAGCGTTTACTTAGCGTTCCAGGGCTATTTCAATAAAAGGGAAGCCGATGAGAAAGTAATGCGTAATTTGGGATGGATTTCTTATAAGGTGGGAGGCGGGAAGTCAAATAATGTTGAATCCTTCTGGCCCATCGGAAAGTCAAAACCTACTGCCAGCAAAGTATGGGGGGACACCCCTGAGGAGGCGAGGGCTAATTATGAGGCGATTATGAAAGCACATAAAATAAAATAATGGCAGAATTAAAAATACCGGTTTCGGTTGATTTAGGTAACAGCCTGAAGAATCTCAAAGATGTTAAGAAGGGGGTTGAGGATATTGGTGATGGTGCTAAAAAAACCGATGATAAGTTAAAAAATAGCAAACCTGACCAGCCATTTGTTCCATTAAAAAAGCAATTAAAGGAAGCTGTAATTGAGCAGCAGAGGCTGACTGAGCAGTTTGGCGCATTTAGTGTACAGGCTAAAACGGCGGCGGCAAAGGTTGCTGATTTGAGGGATAGGATAGGTGATGCCAAACAGATAAGCGATTCATTCAATCCGGAAACCCGATACCAAAATCTGACTCTTGCGGTAGCAGGTGCGGCTGGTTCCATGAATGTATTAATAGGCGCACAGACTCTGCTCGGAAATAAAAGCGAAGCCTTAGGGAAAATATTTCAAAGGATTGGAGGTGCCTTACAATTAACAGCTGGCTTAGCAGCTCTTAGTCAGACAAAGGATGCAATCAAAGCTCTTGGCGTGGGTGCATCTGCATCATTTGGGAAAATGGTTGCCGGTATTCAAGCCGCAACCGGAGCCACAAAAGGACTATCGGCGGCTATAGCTTCGACCGGAATCGGTCTGCTTTTGGTCGGGATTGGCTTGGCCATTACTGCTATTTCTAACTATGCGAGTAAACTTGAAGAGGGTAAAAAGAAGCAGGAGGAATTTAATAAGGCTCTTGGTGAGGGATTTACAAAAGGCACAGTTGATGCCAGCGATGAGATGGAGAATCTCAGCAATATATTGGATAAAGCCAAGAATAAAACTGTGTCCAATGCTGTAGCCATAGAAAAATATAACTCAACTATAGGCAGGTTCAAGGGCCGGGCTACTACCATAGAAGAGGTTCAGAAGGGGTTCAATGACTTTTCACAGGAATATATTGACAGGTCTGGCAGAATGCAGGTAGCCGATTTGGCATTTCAAAAGGGAAATGAGGAGCTTGCCACCGCACAGCTGAAACGATGGATGGCTACAAATAACAACAGAAGCCAAAGTGATAAGACGAGATTGCTGCAAGAGGCATCTGACCTGGAAGCCTCATCATATCAACACAAAGCAAAAGCGAGGGAGATAAGACAAGTGTGGAGTGACTGGGGGGATGATATGTCTGATATTCAAAAAGATTTTGCCAATGATTTGAAAAACCTGACAAAAGAAACAGGCCAATTAAGAAAAAAAGGCATGGACAGGGAGCTTCAGGTGGTAGAAGATGGTAAAAATGAGTTATTAAAAAAGCTTGAAGATGCAAACCTGAGCGAGGCAGATAAAGAAAAAGCACGGCAGACAATAGTTGAAAATGCAGAATTAAAAACCAATGAGGTAAGAAAAAAGTATTCAGACGAGGCATTGCAGCAGTTGCGAGGTTTTTGGAAAATGCGGGATGAGATAAATAACAAAGCCTACCTTAATGGGATAAAGAATGAGGAAACGAGGGCAACAGAATCGGCACGGCTTTCTTATGAGCAGGCTTTGAAGGATGCTGATAATGATAAAAAGAATATCAAATACAGGGCGCAGTTAAAGGCGGCGATTGAAAATCAGTATCAAAATGAACTGCTACAGATACAAAAGGACTTTGGCGCTCGGAGAGTAGATGCCATAAAAGAAGCGGATGATATGGCTGTCCAGACTCATCTCAACTCATTAAAGGATTCAAGATACAAGAGCATCCAAGAAGAAACAATAAATTATCAGAAATCTCTCGATTTGCTGATTGAGAATCTTGACAAGGGAATATATACACAAGAAGTATATGAATACAAAAGGGAGCAGTTAGAAAAAAGTCACAGGCAGAATCTGAGCAATATCAATAAGGACTGGGACAATAAGGATCTTGATAATCTTAAAAAATTGAATGATTTAAGATTTGAGGTAATGCTTGGAGGATTAAAAAAGGAAAAGGATAAGAAGATAGCTGAATTGCAAAAAGCAAGTCAGAATGAGCAGGATCAGAATAACAGGGACTATGCTGCTGGACTTATTGACTATGCTCAATATTTAGAAACTCGTAATCTTCTTAACAAAAAGTATAATCAGGAATTAGCCAAAATAAATAAGGAAGACTGGGAGAAACTTCAGGACATAATCACGACTGCCGTGGAAACCACGATGGAGGATATGGCTGCGGCTCTTGGCAGTGCCATCGGTGCGGGTGAGGATCCCTTTGAGGCACTTAAAACAACATTCCTTACATCTTTGGGTAATTTGGCCACTGATTTGGGTAAGCAGATAGTGGTATTCTCAAAGCTATTTGAACTTTTGAGTAAAGCTATCGCAGGTTTGGGGTTTGCCGGAAAGTTGGCGGCTGGTCTTGCCCTTATCGCCTTTGGTGCTGCTGTTAAAGCTGCCGCCTCAAAGAGTGCTAAAAGGGCAGGCTTCGCCACAGGTGGCTTCATCTACGGACCGGGTACTGAGACAAGCGATTCCATTCCTGCCCGCCTTAGCCGTGGTGAATATGTGGTGAGGGCTAAGATGGTTAAGAGGTATGGCAAGGACTTTTTCGACAGGCTGAATCGTGGCATCCCTGAGCCGGAACCTTGGAGGGCAATAGTAAACAAAACTGCTATGGACCCGTCACGGGCCATAGTAAACAGGTCCCAGGCTATGAGGTTTGCCACGGGTGGTTTTATACATGGTCCCGGTACAGAGACATCAGATTCCATTTTTGCAATGTTGTCAAGGGGAGAATATGTTATAAAAGCTAAGGCAGTAAAGAAATATGGCAAAGACTTTTTTGATAAGCTTAATA